CAGCAAAGGGATCGGCCTTGATGCTGGCAACGCACTACCCTAATCCACTGCCACGCAGGCGTGCCTTGTTCAGCGGAATCAGCTCACTAAACCTGCATATTCATAATTTCACTTTGAATATTTAGCATATCAGGTTGCTGTGCGTTGAGGCGTGGTTTTACAGAGACATACCGCAAGTCACAAACTACCGTAGTGGTGGTTTTGAGGTGATTTGCGGTATTTTTTTGTGCTACATGTGTGCTACGGCTAAATAATCGGCCTGCTCGGCTCATGCACGGACACGACCTCAGCCGTCACTTTCCCCAGCACGATAATTCCGTCCAGCCCCCCACCATCGATCGTCTCTCCTTCAGAGGTGATAATCCCTGTTCTGAACAATCTTCCCAGTTGCGAATAGTCTCCGAGTTGGAATGCTACTTTGTCGCCTGTCTGCGCCTGGACTGTTCTGTCCACAATAGCGAAGCCAACCGGCGTCTCTATCATCAGCATGTGAGCCGGGTGAGGCATAAGAATATTGTTCAGATCTATGCGGCCTTCAACGTAGTCATTTGCCGGTGATGGAAATCCCATTTCAGATTCCCCCGTTCGGGTTGAATTGCTTGTAAGTTTTCGCTTCACCCTCCTGAGTCGAGGCGTCGCGGAACGTTACCGTGTTGACCTTTATCCACTGGTTAGCCTCACGCAGGCTGAAGTGCCAGTTAAGCAACTCCAGCTGACGGACAAACTCCTGAGTGGTTACAATAACGCCCTGCCCCGGCTCTCGCCTCAGAGCGTTTACAAATGCATGTTTGATTTCATAGTCGCGCGGCATAATTAATCCTCCTCCGATATATACTGTATAGATAAACAGTAATATCGATCGGTAGGATTGATCAAGGCGGAGCGGCGGACAGATTTGTAAAGCAGTTGAGGAGAAAGGGTTTTTAGTTGGCGGCTGCGATGGTGAGCGACTAATCTCAAATCACCCACCCCGTAGCCTGCTCAGACAGGAGCGGCTGAGTCATTGCCCGGTCGCCGGGCTTTTTTATGTGCTGAATTTTAAAGGATCGATTCCTTGATCATCACTTGGCACGATGACAAAATCCGGTATCTTTTTTTTAAGGTGTCACCATGGCTAAATTATTCGCCCGTTATATGACGATTGGAGTTCTTAACACGCTTATTCACTGGGTCGTGTTTGCCATCTGTATCAAGTACGGTCAGAGTCAGTCAGTCTCCAACTTCATAGCCTTCTGTGTTGCCGTGACTTTTTCATTCTTTGCAAACGCCCGTTGGACCTTTAACTCTGAGGCAACAACCTTCAGATACATGATGTATGTGTTCTTCATGGGTGCCGTAGCGACTCTTATTGGAGCATCTGCAGACCGGCTGCACGTAAATCCTGTAGCTACCCTTGTCGTATTTTCTGCAGTGAGCCTTATTTGCGGATTCCTTTATTCTAAATTTATTATTTTTAGAGAGAAAAAATGAAGATATCTCTAGTCGTTCCCGTCTTCAATGAAGAAGATGCGATAAGGCATTTTTACAGTGCCGTAAGATACAAAGACTTCTTGAAGCCATATGAAATAGAGATAGTCTTCGTAGACGACGGCAGCACAGATTTCACGCCGCAACTGATGAAGGATATGCAGGAAAGTGATCCGTTAGTTAGGAACGTGTTCTTTACGAGGAACTTTGGTAAGGAAGCGGCACTATTCGCAGGGATAGAGTGTGCCACTGGTGATGCGATCATACCTATTGATGTCGATTTGCAGGACCCGCTGGAAGTAATTCCACTACTGATTGAACGCTGGCAGTCCGGCGCAGATATGGTTCTGGCTAAGCGTACTGACAGAAGTACTGACGGCCACTTGAAGCGCAAGACTGCAGAGTGGTTTTACCGACTACATAACAAAATCAGCTCTCCTAATATTGAGGAAAATGTAGGCGACTTCAGACTAATGTCCCGCAACGTGGTTGAGAGCATCAGGCTTCTGCCTGAGCGTAACCTATTTATGAAAGGGATCTTGTCATGGGTTGGCGGCAAAACAGAGATTGTTGAGTACACCCGTGCGGAACGCGTTGCTGGTACCACTAAGTTTAATGGCTGGAAGCTATGGAATCTGGCTTTAGAAGGGATAACTTCATTCTCAACGTTCCCATTGCGCATGTGGACTTATATAGGATTCTGCGTGGCCTCGCTGTCGTTCCTGTACGGCGTATGGATGGTCGTCGACAAATTGATTTGGGGGAATCCCGTGGCAGGCTATCCGTCAATACTGGTATCAATTCTCTTTCTTGGCGGGGTGCAGCTGATAGGGATTGGAGTTCTGGGGGAGTACATTGGAAGGATATACATCGAAACTAAAGGGCGACCACGCTACATAATTTCTAAAAAGGAGAAGGATTGAGATGAATGGACTAAGTGGTTTAGAGAAAAAGCTTGCATGGGTTTTACTATTTGCATTGGTGTTTTTTTTAATAGTATCGCGGCGGCCAGACATAATTTTCAACGCTCAACCATGGGCTGAGGATGGAAAAATATGGATGGAGAATATTTATAATAATGGTTTCTGGAACTCGCTGCTGTTCCCACAAAATGGATATTATCAGACTATATCCCGAATAACTTACGGTATTGCATTACTCGCTGGCCTTTCTAAGGCTGCTTTGGTAGCGAACGTGATCGCGATCAGCATTAGATGTTTTTTTGTGATGTTTGTTTTATCCGGAAGAATGTCATTTATAAAGCTACCGTATCGCATTGCAGCAGTGTTTTACTTTTTGCTGATGCCAAATCTGTCTGAGGGATATGTGAACATCACAAATGTTCACTGGTACCTATCTCTGTATCTTATGGCAGTGGTCCTGGCTGATGAGGGAGAAGGGCCATTCTGGAAGATCCATGATTTTACCCTTCTGATTATCAGCTCTCTCAGCGGACCTTTCGTGGTATTCATTGCGCCATGCCTGCTGATTAAGCGAGTGTCTCAGCGCGGTGGTATTGTCCAGGCTATAAAGGGTATCAATGCTTTTGATATCACTATGGCCGTATGTTGCATTATCCAGGTCGCAGCTATCCTAAGTTCATCTGACGCTGGCAGATCTTCAGCCCCACTCGGAGCAAGTATTAGCCTCCTGGCCGATGTCATCAGTTACCGGGTGATAGGTGGTTCGCTATTTATGAACGAACTTATATCAGGCATGGGAGCTATGCATGGATTGAACCTACTGCTTTTCATCGCGCTATGTGTGCTGGTGCTGATTTGCTTCTTCAGATGCGGGTGGCGCTTCAAATCAGCGGCTTTATTCCCGGTGTTAATGATCGGGTTTGCTCTCGCAAAACCTATGATGAGCCTTGATCAGCCACAATGGCCAACCTTACTGATCCCTGGTGGCGGTGAACGATACTTTTTCATCACTAACTTTGCATTTTTCTGTCTTCTTCTTTTTGTAGTGAACTGGATCTCCCCCCGATCCCTGGCACCACTTATGATAATTTCAATCGTGGCATTGCCAGTCTTATTGCGTGGCTTCCCAATACAGCCAATGTCCGAGGTGGGTTATCGTCAGGATATAAATACATTCGACGCATTGCCTTCAGGAGAGTCGATGCAGATTCGCATCAACCCCCCTGGATGGAGCATGCAACTACAAAAAAAATGAAAATAAGGGCCATGTGGCCCTTTTTTATTTCCCTACTACCGTGTAATCAACGCGTGCTGATATCCCTGACGTTCCGTTGATAAAGAACCCAGTAAACCCTGCGTTACTTCGCGACGTTACAATCACTGAGGTTTGACTTGCTCCTGAGTCACCATTTACCGCAATCACACTGATAATTCCGTTAGGGAAGGCAACGTTAAAGTTCACGCTGAAAGCTCCGCCAGTCCCCAGCGTAACGGTCTTTGACCCCATTTTCTGGATGTAGCCATGACCAATATCAGTTGAAACCTCACCTCCAGTTTCATATGTGCTTGAGGTATTAGTTTTCGCATTCGTGCTGGTGTTAGCGTACTCACTTCCACCGCCCAGAATCGTATTACGGTACTGGGTACAGTTGGAAGATGATCCGGCAAATACGACACCAAATTTACCTGATGGGATTTGGATGTGGTTATCGTGCACCCGCCCGTTGATACTGGCACCTGTTACCTCTATGCCATTTTCCCCTGTATCAGTGCTTCGGCCTTCCAGGAAGTTATCATGAACATCAAAGCTTTCCACATCAGACAGAAGGATATGGTTAATTGCATCATCTGAAGTTGGGTCTGCATAAATCAGGTTGTCAGAGATATCCACTTTACCGTGATGGTTGATATAGATGCCACGCTGCATATATTCAATCTGAGAGTTGTGGATGAAAACCTGTGGTGGGAAATACGCAGAAACGCCAGATTCCTGTGCTTGCGCGTAAATACCAATGTTGCAACTATTGAAATTGCAGCTATTGATGAATGTACCTTCAATACCCGGATTCGTATGCGTAATTAACCAGATACCATTGTTAATATTGTTAGCAAAGCAATTGAAGAAATTACAGAAGAATACCCCTCCCAGCGTAGACTCAACCAAGAATGCTGAGGCAATCAGATTAGATTTTGTAACGCTTGATACACCACCAACGCCAAAGAAATAACACTCGGTAAGCTGAGGATAGACAGGGTCTTTAAGATAACACAGGCCTTTTCCCCAGTAGCCATTAGCTGCTGTACCTCCAACAGCACCGCCGTAGGCTGTGACTTCCTTCAGAACAACGCTCTTAGGTGAAGCGCCCGAAGAATGAACCGTAATTGCAGGAACAGCAGTCACTGCACTTGTCACAAATTGCATACCTTCAACGCGCACTCTGCTTACAGTAGTGGTTGTCCCTGCAGCGAATCCTTGGGTTGTTGATCCTGATGTCCACTGGAGCAGACTCGCCTGAACACCCTCACCCCGCCATGATACATTCGAATTGGCGCCATTCCAGGTTATAGCAGCAGACAGCGTGTACCGCCCGCGTGGCACGGTAATTTCAGCACCATATAGCTGATTTGCTGCCCATGTAGCAGCTGTCTGAAAAGCAGATGTGTCATCAGTTGAGTTGTCACCTTTTGCGCCAAAATCTTTTACAGATATCGACTCAAGATTCTTTTCGTGTTGATTCCTTATCGCCGAACTAGCCGAAGGCTGTTTAACAGCCACTAAAGAATCACCAGCACCATCGGCCGGACTACCTAGCGCTCCCGATCCAACACTAATCCACTTACCAGTACCCACCCCGCCACTTGAGGATGGTGTCGACCCGGCTACGACGTTTTTTGGAAAAACACCATCCCACCTGTAAAACTCCCCAGTTGATGTATCTCTAAGCATTTCATTAGGTAATGTTAAAGTAGCCCCGCCCTGAAAGGAATCAACAGGGATATACCCAAATTTTGATATTGCCTGCTGCGCCAGCCAGCGCAACCCTTCAATGGTATAATGCTTGCCCCCGAATCTATCCGCATATGTTTGCTCGATAGACGTAGTAAACTCATCAATTTTACCGGCATTGAACTTTAAATCTATTGGCGATTCGCTTGGTATTGGAAGCAGGGTTGGTTGAGTGGCCATAATTTTTCCATAAAAAAAGCCAGCGCTAAGGCTGGCATGATGTTAAGAGGATAGTGTCAGGGATAAATCAAATCGTTATATTCAGCGAGGGTTAAAGCTGTTGTCCCATCACTATTTGGCTGCTTTTCGCTTATCACCCATTGAGTGGCGTCAAGCTCTGCAATGGTTGCGATTACGTAACGGGAGGGAGACTGAACGTCATACCCGTCAAAGATATTCAATGCCATCTGCGGGATAGCCGCGGTGAACCCAAACGCCGTGTCGGAACGAGGAGATGCAGGATAGCGAGTAGATGAATTACCCATGGAATCTGTAATGACGACATACATCGAGCCGGTGAGGTTGATTCGCTCACTGGTTTCAAAGGAATTATCACTGCGCGAGATGATGTACCCAGCTTGCTGATTGGTGTCGTAGGTGTCCGGAACCTGAACCATATCACCTACATTAACCCACTCCCCATCAGCCAGGGCTGTAATAGCCATGCTCATACGGGAATAAAGAAGCCGCCGGCACTCCTTCTGAGCACGGAAGTCAGCCTGAAAACCATCTCGGATATACATCATCTCGAATTTTTTGGCTTTGATTGGCTGGCCTAGTTCGATCTGATTGTTTCTTACCCGGTAACGTATGTAGGCCTGCTTATTGGTAGTCGGATTGCGGTATTGGACCTCAACGCCGTCATACCCGCCAGGAAGCGTCATGTCGTAGCTTAAAGAATATCCCGAATCAACAGTGTTCGACCGGTTAAATACAGTTGCTGGGACACTTCTTTTCGCGTCGAGCGTGAATGATAGAACGCTGTCATCCCAGTAAACGCTTACCCCAGCAGCATCACAAATGGTCTCCATTCTCTGCCCCAGCGACACATCCTCATCATCAAAGGTGTAGTCAAAATAGCTAAGCCGCTGGTCTCGGGCATCGAGTTTGGCCTGAATCTGATAGAGGCCATATATATCGATTGAGCTTTCAGGCTGACCGCCAATTACGATCCAATTGTGCAACGCAATATCTGCAAACTTTCGAGATGCCCTAAGCGAGTAATCGACTTTCTGCGTGCTCAGGTTGTACGTGATCACATGACGGTTAATGAGGGCGTTGTATTTCCTGTCTCGTGCGCTGGTGGCATTCTCTGTCTGCCTGACCGTAACACGCACCAGCGTGTCATTGGGGTAACTGACATTCGTGCGTATATTTACGCTGTGAATGGCCTCGACCTTGAGCTTACTGTTGTCACCACTGTTATCTGTACGCCGGAATGTCACTGCATATCGACCATACCCGCCAGCAGGCGTCAGCTTATCTGTGCGATAGAAGGTGTCGGATGTAGACTGGTGCGGCGTCGTCTGGCGGTAAGTGAAAGTCTGCATTGTTCCCGGCACCTGTACGTTGTCATCATCGACTTTCCAGATCGTAACCTGCCAGTTGGTCTCGCTTTTACCACCCAACCCTGACTGCGTGTGCAGCCACAGTTGCGAGGATTGTACCGGTGAAAAGAAGGGGCCAATCGCCAGTGCCTGGTTGTCATTAAGAATGAACTTAGTCGTGTTGATTGTTGCGGTAGATATGTATGAAGCGTTTGAGCCTTCAATGCTGTCGATGACGAAATTGTAGTAATAAATCGGCGCTGTAACGGAACCGTTAGATGTCTGCGTAGCAGATATCAGATTGCCTGATAATGTGAAGTCCTGAGTAACATTCCCGCTGGCCGTTGGGTATGTAGCATTCACCACAAAGGATACGGCATGCGGTAGTGTCAGGCCCATGAAGTAGTCAAAGCTCGCTTGCTTGACGATCTTCATGAGTATCTGACCGCCGGAGTAGCTTCCGCTTATCACAGTGCTGGCAGTAGCACTCTCAATTGGGAAATCCTCTGACTCGTTCTTGCCGGGAACCTCCTGCCCGTCAACATCATCGAACTGATAACCCTCATTTATCGTGCCGATCAGATCACCTGGGTTATAGACGGTGAAAGACGCCCCCGCCATCGACCCAAGGTTACTTTCCGAATATCTGACTGAACTGACAGTGTAAGTCCCAATGCCAAAGTTCATGAACTCGGTCAGGTATTTCAGATTGTCCGTATATTCAAAAAGAGACTCCTGAATCAGGTCAGGAAATGCCCTAATCAGTCCGTAATTGTCAGGCTTTGCCTCACCATTTCTGGCAAGGTTAGACTGTCCCTTCAGGCTGTTATTCGATGAAGTTTTGCTTTGCCCGATATTGCCTGTCCCAGGCTGCTTGATAAGCCCACTCATGATTTTCTGAGTAAACTTTATCGGGTTGAAGTGCTCGAGCGGGTTTAGGAGGGTTTTAGCCAGATCGCCTGATTTAGGCTGGTCGAAGATGATAACCCGGTCTTCTTCTTGCAGGCTAAAACCGACATCCGTATCAACCACCTGGATGGTATCGGCTGCCGCCACTTTAAACTCGGTGGAGAAGGTGATGATGTCGTTTGTTCCACCGTCAGAACTCAGTGCGTTGATCAACATGTAGCCCATGAACGTCACGGGGCCGAACTCCATGCGAACCCACAGAGTGGGCTGGCGCGCCGCCTGAATTTCAGTGTTGAAATACTTAATCAGGCGACCAACACCATACTGGTCAAGCTTATCGTTACGGCGCAACTCTCCCTCAAATGAGATAGTGAAGTCAGCGTTGGTAACGATGTTCTCTACATAACCTTTGGTGTCATCGGCATCTGACGTCACGCTGTTCGGCGAGAAGTCGAAGCCTTTACTGGTGCCTGCTGCCAGGGCCTTCCACTCTGACTCCTGCGGTACTGTATCGGCGCAACCATCAGCTACTTCGAGCACAATGGCGCGGCCAAACAACTTTGTGTTGTCCGTTGGGCAATTTGCTGCCATGGGTAATTCCTCTTTTGATTAACTTTCGCCGTAAGAACAGGCAAATTGCAGGCGCCAGACCATACGCCCCTCTGCCGTGGGGATTGGTGATGGTATGCCACCCATATTGGTGATTTGGCCGACGCAGGGGTCGCTGATAGGGTTTTGCTGCACGTAGTCGATGATGGCCTGCACGTCAGACTCTGACTTCGCGTAATCTCCTGCAGACTTGCCGGTGATCAGGTCAACAAGCACGTAATGGTCTGAGCCGATATCTCTGTCGACCGGAGAGCCGCCGTTAGGCCGGAACACAATGAACCGCTGCTTCAGGTCACCCGTATCAGTCCAGATGAGTGACTGAACCGAGTATCCCGACGTCAGGCCCGCACCGATAAGAAGATTTTTAACGCGCTGATGCATCGGAGGGTTCACAAGCTCATCTCCTTTTTAATAGTGCGGTCGATGAGGTCGCGGGTAGGCGTGACGCCACGGACCACAATGTGTGGCCTGCCGTTGATGATTTCGGTTGTGATGTTTGACGCAGAGTTGACGACGGACAGCACGTTAACGCGATTGCGTTTCATGCTGCTTCCTTATTGGAAGATTAGACAATAAAAAAGCCGCTTATGCGGCTTAGATGTTTTCAAAAATTTTTATACGGTCATTGATTTCAATTAAATGGTTTTCATATTCTTCGGGGCTTCTGGCTTCGCTAGCTCCGCATATCCAGTCCGCCCAATTTAGATGCTCGCTGCTATGCATATAATGACTTAATTCATTAGCGAAATGTGTATTTGGCACGATTATCGAGTGAGCATTATGTATGTTAAGTTGGTTTTCATTCAACCTCCACTCTCTTTCCCATGTGAAGTTAACACCGTTTTCCTTGACCACATCTTTATCACTAGGGTCATATGTCACGTGGCGCCAGTGAAGATGTCCCGGAAGACAATAACCCTCACTTTTAGTTTGATAGATAACGTGCCTGCCACCTAATTCATAAATAAGTGATTTACTAAAAGCAAATCCAAACTGGGTATATCGTGATGACTGATGCCTTTTTACTTCTAACGGCGACTCTGTAAAACAAACGCTTTCTAGATTTCTGAAGGTGTCTTTACCTGACGCATTGAGGTAGCCATCCATAACAATTTTCTTCATCACTTCGAAAGCACATTCATCAGCCTTATTTTTGTCTTTTCCTTTGTATTCCGTTTTTATCCAATGAAATACGTCATCAGAATAATCACTATGATTGTGCATAAATGGAATCCTCCTTTAGTCTATTTATCGACTGGCAGATCCCATTCTTTACGTTCAATGGACAATTTTTCTATAAGGCCTTCATTTGCCACATTACCGTGTTTATCCAGAATCACCGGGATGTTAGCGCAGTAGCAGTGATACCGATTGCCGCGCTCTGCGTAGAAGCCCTCAACCTCTTCGGTTGTGTAGGTCCTGCCATGCCTGGCCGCGTGCCACGATCGCGTTGTAGGCTTGAGCGCCGATAGCCAGAGTACTGCAGTGTTCAGCCCTAACCTTTCACGCGCCCAGTCAGTTTCCTGCCATTGAGCCTTGCGTAGCGCTCCGACCTGTTCTGTCTGAGCCATGTTCTTGGCTCGGGCCATTGAGACGTCTAGCCTCTGGCTGATGATGCGCGCCGTTTCTTTTGGGTTGATTCCGCGGCCTATTGCGTCTGAAATCACATTAGCCAGATCACCACGCGCCCGGTCAGACTCAAGCAGCCAGTCGCTATACGTCGAAACGTACGCTGCTGCGACCTGATTCTGGTATGCAGCTGTGCTGAGAAGCTGCTGAAGCGTCGTCTGCTGCTCGTAGATGGGCGACTGCACCGACAGATTGGTGAAGGCTTGATGAGTACCGCGCTCATATTCTGCCGCAACGTACTGAAGCGCCCATAAGCTGTTACTGCCGCCTTCAAGCAGATAGTCATCAAGGATTAACTGAACACGCTGCAGCAGATCAGCCAGTTGAGCTGCCGACATGTCGTAGATGTACGTGCCGGCATTCACCTGATCAATCACGTTGCCATGCACCGCATAGCTCTGCGTGTTGCTCGCCCTTTCCTGCCCGGTCAGGCGCTCATCGAATAGCTTCTTCAGCGCCACCTTAATCTGGTAGTAGCGATTTTCGATGTCGCGGAACATCCGGTTAACAGGCCGGGCGGATTGCGTCGGGTCAGCTTTGTTGCGGGGTATTACCGGAGTCCGGATTAGTTTCAGGGTTGTCACTTAACGGGTCTCCAGGTGGCGCGTCCGGTGGTGGCTCATCCTCTGGCATAGGCTCAAGCTCACCCACAGCGCGAATCTCGTTCTCGCTAACCGCTGGAGTGCCAAAGGCCGCCTGAGTATCTTTCGCCACGGTAGCCATTGCCTGCATATTGGCGATCTTCTCTTTCTCACTTGGGGCGAGTAAGTCAGACCACGCCAGCGTGACTTCACCTGACTTAGGAGCTTCAATTACACCCAGCGTCCAGAGGCGCTCCAGAAGCGTCTGCACAACAGAGCTCATGAACCCCCAGCGGCGCCCATTGCAGCGCTTAGCCCAGTCTGCTTTGTCCTGATCTGATGCCAGGCGGCCGGTTTGCTGACCAAACAGAATGGTGAACGGGCATTGAATTGATGAGGAGAACTCATTCGCCGTGACCGTCCAACTTGGTGCAGGGTCGGCAGCGGCAACTGACAGCACTGATGTGGTGCCTGACTGTGTGACGAGAGCAGAATCAGTACCGCGATTCAGCTTCATCATCTTGTCGTTCATTGCTTCGCCGAGGTTTTCGTAACCGGCTTCTTTCGCCATCTTGGCGATCGCCGCCATATCTGTCTGAGCATCAAAGCTGATACCCAGTTGGCGGCTGGCGTTCTTCAGAAAACCTTCTGCGCTACCACCGGAAATCTTTTCGAGGTCCAGTAGCTTGTTATAGCCAGCACGCAGGAATGGCACGCCGGAAAGCATGTTTTCATCTTCCGAACCTTCGCAAAGGATTATGACGCGGTCGGGATGGACGGTAACGCTGCGAACGGGCCCATAAGTGCCATCATCACCCACTGGCTGCTCGTTGAACTGGTAGTTCACCGGTTCGCCGAAGGTTTCCGACATGGTGTCTGTGTCGAAGTTGCCCGGCTTAATCTGTGATTCCCACGCAGGGATGAGTTTGACGATCGCCTTATCGCGCAACCGGGAAACAACGGCGGTGTCCACTGGCTCTTTCCATTCGCGCCCATCTTTAAACT